AATGGGAGAAACTAAGTTTGTTCCCGGTGAATGGAAGGCAGTAAATGCAACAGGGGATGATATTAAGAAGCAAATCTTTGCTTTACCAGTACGAGAACCTAGTGATGTTCTATTCAAACTTCTGGATCTTCTTTTAAAGTCTGGAAAAGAGTTAGCATCAGTAGCTGAAATCTTTGTTGGTAAGATGCCAGGTCAGAATACACCTGCTACTACTACAATGGCTACAATTGAACAGGGTATGAAGGTATTTACTTCTGTTTATAAACGTGTTTATCGTTCATTAGCATCAGAATTTAAAAAAATATACAAACTTAATCGTGAGTATATGAATAATGAAGAGTACATTTCAGTATTAGATGAGCCTATAGAACGGGAAGATTATAAAGGACCAGAAAACGATATTTATCCCGGTGCTGATCCTACCGCTGTTTCTTCACAAGAGAAGCAAGCAAAAATACAAGCTGTAATGCAACTTCTTCAACTAGGTACTATTGATCCAATGGCAGTAACTATGTTATACCTTGAAGCTCATGAGATTCCTAATCCTGAGAAACTAATGAAGCAACCTCAGCCACAACCAGATCCTAAGATGGAAGCAATTAAGGCTAAGGCACAAGTTGATCAACAAAAAGCGCAGATTGATATGCAGGTTGCTCAACATAAGATGCAGTTAGAACAGGCAACAAAGGAACAAGAACTTCAAATGAAGGCTGCACAAGTACAACAAGAATTAGAAGCTAAGAAAATGCAAGCAATTCTTGATGCACAACTTGCACAAGCGACCCAAGGTTCTAAGATGCAGATGGAACAACAAGCAGCACAAGCTAAGATGGGACAGCAAGCACAGCAGTCCAAACTTAATATGGTAACTCAAGCAATGAGTCACCAACAAACTATGCAGCAACAAGCTGAACAACATAAACAACAACAGAAACAAACTCCAAAGGGGACTACTAAGAAATGACAATTAAGATTAAAGTAGAGTTAACTATTAAAGATAAAACAGTTGAACTAACTTTTGAAGAAGCAAAAATACTTTTCCAGCAATTAAAACCTTTATTTGATAAAGAGTCTTATTTTAAAGTTCCAGATGATCTTAGGGGATTTAAAGAATATCATTCAGATTGGTATAAACCCACTTATAAGTCTCCAGGTTTTCTTATGAATACTAACTCTGTAGGTCAGGTACTTTAATATGATTGAAATTACAAAAGCGGATTTCGATGATTGGAAATCCAGTAAAGTTACTAAAGCTTTCTTTCAAGCTGCCGAAGAAAGGGTAGAAGATTGTAAAGATATGTTAGCAGGTAGTGCTGGTGTTGATACCTTACAAGATAGGTTTCTTGTGGGAATGATTCAAGCTTACCGTGAAATGCAAGATTTTAGGGTTGTTGAATTTTGATTACCTTGCTTTTACACCACATTCTAATTGATCCTGATAAGAAGGAAACAGTATCCCCAGGAGGTATTGTAATCCCAGATCAGATTCTAGAGAAAGAACGTAAAGCTGTTGAATATGGAACTGTCCTACAAGTAGGTCCAACTGCATATACAGATTATGGCCGTGATTCTAGTATAATTAAAGTTGGAGATAAAGTTTCATTTAATAGGTATTCAGGAAAAGAAATTACTGATCTTGATGAAAAGAAATATTTAATTGTTAATGATTCAGATGTTCTCTGTATCTTAAATTAAGGATAAAAAATGGATGAAGACATTCAATCTGTAGTAGATACAGAAGCAGTTGTAGAACAAAGTGTAGATACTTATGAAGAACAAGCTCGTGAACAAGGATGGAAACCCAAGGAAGAATATCAAGGTGATCCTTCAAAATGGCGTCCTGCTAAAGAGTTTGTAGATCGTGGGGAATTGTTCTCTAAGATTGATACTATGGGCAAAGAACTTAAAGAGACTAAGAAAGCTCTTGCTATGCTCCAAGAACATCATTCTAAAGTAAGGGCAACAGAGTATAACAATGCACTATTAGAATTAAAAACACTTCAAAAGAAACATCTAGAAGAAGGTAATTCAGATGGTTATCTAGAGACTACAGAATTACTTACAGATTTAAAAGCTGAACAAAAAGCTAGGGAAGTTGTAAAAGAAGTTACACCTCCTCAACAAGATCCACGATTTATTTCCTGGTTGGGAGATAATAAGTGGTATCAAAAAGAAGTTGAGATGCGTGAATTTGCTGATTCGATCGGTATGGGATATGCACAAACACATCCTAACCAAGATCCAGAAGAAGTGTTACAGTATGTAACAGTCCAAGTTAAGAAGAGATTTCCAGATAAGTTTGTAAATCCTAATCGTAATAAACCTGGTGCTGTTGGTACTTCTGATACTAATATTGAAAGTCGAGGTTCTTTTCAATTAACAGAAGATGAACGTCGTGTTATGAATACATTTGTTCGGACAGGTATTATGTCAAAAGAAGAATACATTGCCGAAGTTAAGAAAACTAGAGGAGTCTGAGATGACCGCAAAAGAAACCATTAAACGAGTAGTTCGTCGCGCTTTGTCACAACAAGGTCCACAATCAATTGTCGGGGATAAAGATCCCAATTTTCACTATAGGTTTGTGAATGATGTTGGTAGTAGGGTCTATAATTTTCAACAAGCTGGCTATGAGCTTGTAACTGACGATAATCTTGTCGTTGGTGATTCTCGTGTTTCGGATGCGTCTAATCTTGGATCTGCCCATCGTGTAGTTGGTGATGGTGGAACTGTTTCAGTACTTATGAAAATAAAGAAAGAATGGTTTGAAGAAGATCAAGCTAAAAAAGCTGCTCATGTGGATGAGCAAGAAAAGGCCATGAAACAAGATGCTTCTAGGGAATTTACTGGAACTTTAAAAATTTCATAATTCCATAGAAGTTTTTATAACTTTATGGAGATTTTATGGCTAATACGTCTAAAATTAACGGTTTTAAACCAGTAAAGCATATTACTGGTGCGCCCTATAATGGGCAAATGAACATCTACGAGGTTCCCTCCACTGAGGCAGTCCCTGTCTTCATTGGAGATCTTGTAAAACTTTCTGATCAACCTGCTACGTCGTTTTATCCGGCAGTTGAAGCTGTTGTTGGTGCTTCCGCACAGATCGCTGCTGGTCCTATTCTTGGGGCTGTGGTTGGTATTGTGAATGTTAAGCAAGATCCTATTACTGGTGTTATGTCCGGTGGTAGTATCGCTCTTGACACTCCTGTGTATCGTCCTGCTTCTACCAAGCAATTTGTTCTTGTTGCTGATTCGCCGGATCTGATCTTTGAAGCTGAAGCTGACGCTTCTGTTGCTCTTGCTTCTATTGGTCTTAACGTAGGTGTTGGTGCTTCGGCGCATACCAACCCACTGCTAACTGGTACTTCTCCGATGTATGTCTATTCGACTACTGCCCCGGATTCTACCTCAACTCGTCCTTTACAAATTGTTGGTCTCGTTAATCGTCCTGATAACGAAGTGGGCGCTAATAGTAAAGTCTATGTTCGCATTAACGTCCATACGTATGGTAGCGTTGGTGTGGCTGGCGTCTAATTGAAAGGATAAGATATGTCTGGTGTTATTACTTCTAGTAGCTTTGCAAAACTGCTTTGGCCTGGTCTGAATGCAATTTATGGTAAAGAATATAATGATTATGCTGTAGAATGGGATAAGCTTTTTGAGAAAAATACTTCTGATAAAGCTTATGAAGAAGATCTTGGACTGAGTTCCTTTGGTCTTGCTGTTGTTAAACCGGAAGGTTCGCCGATCTCTTATGATACGGAACGTCAAGGTTTCACGTCACGTTACAACCATGTTGTGTATGCACTTGGTTTTATCATCACTCGTGAGATCTATGAAGATGATCTGTATGGTAAGGTTGGCGCACAGAAGGCTAAAGCTCTTGCACGTTCGCTTCGTCAAACTAAGGAACTTGTAGCGGCTAACATCTATAACCGTGCTTTTACTGCTGGTTATACTGGTGGTGATGGTATTGTTCTTTGTTCTACTGCTCACCTTAATGTGGCTGGTGGTACGTATAGTAACAAGATTGCTACTGATGCTGATTTGAGTGAAGCTGCTCTTGAACAAGCTGTTATTGATATTGCTGGTTATCGTGATGATCGTGGTCTCCTGATTGCGGCTAAACCTGAGAAACTGGTTATTCCTTATCAACTGCAATTTGAAGCAAAGCGTATTCTCAATGCTGATGGCCGTGTTGGTACTGATCTTAATGATCCTAATGTACTCAAGCAATCGAGTATCTTTAACCAAGTTATTGTTAACCACTACCTCAACAGTACTGGTAATGATGATTGGTTCATTCTTACTAATGTTAAGGATGGTCTGAAGTACTTTGAACGTCGTGGTGATCAGTTTGAAATGGATAATGACTTTGATACTGAGAATGCTAAGTTCAAAGCAACTGCTCGTTATTCTTTCGGATGGTCAGACCCGCGAGCGATTTACGGTTCGCAAGGCGCCTAATAATTAACAACATACAGGGGCTTGTCCCCTGTATTTTAAGAAAGGAATTATTATGCCTCAACCGAATTTAGGTCCAGCCGGGGTAACTGTACAAACTCCACCTTCTTTAGAAATTTATCAGAAAGTGGCACAATTGGATACCAGTGCAGGCGATGCTACAGGTTTCTTAGCGTTTGTTTTACCTAAGGGTTGTATTCCTGCTTCTATTTTTGTTGCTTCTAGTGGTGCTAATGTTGCACAAACTATCAACTTAGGTAGTACATTAGGAGGTACTCAATTAGTAAATGCTGTTACTTGTAATGGTGCTCAGTTTGCTACAGTTGGTACTGCTGTAGGTGCTCTATTTGGTACTTTACTTACTGCGGATACGCCTATTTATGCTAAAGCTTCAGCACAACTTACAAACCCAGTTAAAATAATTGTGCGTTATTACTTTCCCCAACAGGGAAGGACTTGGTAACAACCCAAAGATGGGATTAGGATTAATACTCTTAATCCCATTTTTTACTTTTAAGGTTTATATATGACTCCACAAGTTATTAGTTTAAGTGCTTTAGGATCTACAGCATGGATACCTGTAGATTATGTACAAAATCCATACAATATTAATATAGCAATTGTAGTATCAGATACACCTAATTTAACCTGTAAAGTTGAATACACCTTAGATGATATTTTTAATCCTGCTATTACACCTACAGCTTTTACACATAGTACCTTAACAGGTTTAACTTCAAATACTACAGGTAATATTACATCCCCTGTTAGAGCTATTCGTTTAACTGTTACTGCTTGGACTTCTGGTACAGCTACAATGACTGCCTTACAAGGAGTAGTCAATCCCACTATTTTTACTAGTCAAGGGGATATACAAACTTTAAAATTTTCTGATTTTAGTCCAACATTAGTAGCTTCTTTAGCTGCGGGTGCAACGGCAGATAGAACTGGTAATACTGTTATTATCACAGTTCCTGCTGGTGGTCATGGTATTCCAGCCACAACCTATGACGGTTTTAAGTTTTTTGTACCTCCTACTGCATCTTTAGCTAGTGGGGCATTAGCATCCTCGGTAATTCGTACAGATGCTAATATACTTACATGTACATTACCTGCGGGTACTCCAGGAAATAATTTTGTTGGTGAAGCAATTATAACATTACCATTTTTAACATCAGTAGATATATGTACTATAGATCTTCCAGCAAATACTCTTACAATAGGATCTGATGTTGAATGTATTATTTCTACTAGTGGGGATACTTCTGCCAATGCAAAACTATGGGGTTTAAAGTTTGGAACTAGTACAATATCTTATACTACAGCAACTACAACTCCATCCTTTAGAAAATATGGAGGTTTTTCTGTAGTAGATACAAATAAACAAGTTGGTCAGACAATAGGGAGTTCTTTAGCAGCTATAATTGCTCTAACAAAAGATATAACTATAGACCAACCAATAACAATGTGTATGCAAGTAGTAGCTGGTTCTGCTGGATATGTTGTTATGCATGATGCTTTTTTGAGGATTTCTAGATGAGTATTGAATATTTCTTAACATACACAGAAGCTGAAAGTAGTGCAAACTCTTTAAATGGTAAAATCTCTCGTGTATTACATGGAGATAAACGTTGGGAAGTTAGAAGTGGTAGTGATGTAATAAATGATTTACGACCTACAGTAACTAAATGGCAGTTTATTCAAGCATGTGCTGATGCTGGTATTACAGAAGCTCAAATTGATACTGCTGTAACATTACTTACAAACAAACGCCAAAGGTTTTGGAAATATACTAACATTCTTGATAGAGATAATCCATTTTCAAGTGGACTTCGTACTAACTTAACACCAGTTCCAACACCAGCACAATGGAATGCTATTTTCATAGCAGCTTCTCAATTAGATCCTCTGTTAGTTTAAAAAGTGAATAGAAACTATTATGAATCTGGTGGATGGAATCTAATATGTGATGTATGTTCTATAAAATATAAAGCAAAAAAAGCTAAACAAAGATGGGATGGTTTTATTGTTTGTCCTAATTGTTATGAACAAAGACATCCACAAGATTTTGTAAAATCCAGACAAGATAAAATAACAGTTCCATTTAGTAGACCAATATCACAAGAAAGTTTTATAGCTGTACCCTATAGAATTTATGTTTTTGATGGTTATGTAGTAGATGGATATATAGATAATGGTTATCTTTAAGGAGTAAATATGGCAACAAGTGTAAAAACAAGACGTGTTAAAGGTCTGCCCCTAACTTGGGATGAAGTAGATGATAATTTTGATTATCTAAATAGTAAGATAGTTTCCGTTAAAGATTTCGGTGCTGTGGGTGATGGAGTAACTGATGATACAACGGCTATTCAGGCGGCGGTAAATAGAGGCGGCAATATTTATTTCCCACAAGGAACCTACAAGCTGCTTACTGGCATTAGTGTTGGAAGTAATACGACCATTAACTGTGATGCTGGTGTAACTTTTGATACTTCTGCGGGAGTTGGAGTTTATGCGTTTTATGCCACAGGTACTTATGGCACAGCCTACTCACTTACCGCTGATACTACGGTCGGTGCTTCTACCTTAACAGTCTCGGCCGGTGATGGTGCTAATCTCGTAGCTGGTGATTGGGTTATGGTTCAATCAGAGACAGTTTATGATACAGGTTATGCTGGTTGTAAGCTTGGTGAGATTATACAAGTTGAAAACTCAGTGGCCGGTACGATTACTTTCAAGTCACCATTAGTAGGCGGTCCCTATACAACAGCAGCTACTGCCAAGATTAAGAAGTGCAATTTTATAGAAAATGTCTGTATTAATGGTGGGTACTTTGTTGGTTCCGCTACTCCAACGATTTATAACATAGCCGTCAGATTAAATATTGCCTTTGCTTGTCGCATTGAGAATGTCCGAGGCAAGTACCTAAATGGCAATGGAATTAACCTTCGAGACAGTATCTTCTGCTCAGTGGATAAAGTACATATCGAGGATAGTCTTGATACGGGGTCAGGTTATGGGGTCAATCTCACCAACTGCGTTCAAGATACGACGGTTACTAATAGTACCTTTACTCGCTGTCGGCACGCGGTTACTAATACTGGCAGTGTAGCGGCTTATGGCTTAACTCGTCGGGTTACTTACCAAAACTGTAAATCCTACAACACCATCAATACCGGGGATGCTTTCGATACTCATTCAAACGCCGAGGATATTGTCTTCAATAACTGTATCTCATATGATGCTGCCAACGTCGGCTTTAACCTTGAATGTGGTAGTGCGTCGGTAATTGGTTGTAAGTCAATCCGGTCTGGAAATGATGGGATCTCACTAACTTGTGGGGCTACTGTAAAACCAAATGAATTCTTAGTCTCAGACTGCACAGTTGATGTAGCTACCGGGTATGGCATTCGTGTTGGTCCAGCTTCAACCATCAACGTAGCCGCTACCAAGTTGGTGAATGTAGTTGATTGTACAGTAAATGCGGTGACTGTTTCTGGTTTATACCTGCATGGAAATGCTTCACTAATGTTAACCAATGTTGGTGTTACTGGTGGATACTTCTCAGGGGCCAATGCCCTTGCCGGTGGGGCCTATATCGGGGATTACGTTAATAAGTTTCGGATTACTGGTGGGCATTATGTAGCCAATACAACTGCATCAAATGCAATACAGATTAACGGCACCTCAGTGAGTTATGGGATTATCAGCAACAACCTGCTTGAGTTTTCAGTTGATAGTGCTACCGGAGCTTGCTTATATATTCGCAAATGCAACAACGTCAATGTAATTGGTAATAAGGGCATTCAACCCTCAAGTACCGGCTATGGTATTAGGTACTTTGAAAGCCCAACAGTTATCAGTGTTGATAAATCAAACGACTTCTCAGACTGTGTGATACAAGGTGTTGGAGGTACAGGCACTCTCACTATCGCCTCTGATGCGATTACGCTACCGTTTTCTGGTGATTGTTTTGTTACCTTGGATACAGAAGCTGCGGCTGCTACAGATAACCTACAGACGATTAACGGCGGTAAGCTTGGTCAGGTTATTACATTATCACAAGCCAATAGTGCGCGGGATATTACAGTCATAGATGATACGGGAAACTTCCGGCTCGCTGGTAACTTCGTTATGAACAACGTACAAGACAGCATCACGTTAATCTGCAATGGTTCGCTCTGGGTTGAAGTTGCTCGTGCTGATATTGCTTAACAACAAAAATAATAATAAAGGATTAAACAATGACAACAACAATCAATGGTACAACCGGCATCGACAAGTACAGCTTTATCCCACTTGGTACTAGGGCGATTTATGAAGTAGCCTAATGGAACAAAGTTATCCTCAAATTGAACGAAGAAAAGATCATGTAACTTTAGAAGAACGTTTTAATCGCCAAGATATAATGCTTCTAGAATTAAAAAATATTATTATAGAGCATATAAATGATGAAAAAGATTTAACTCCTGTTGTAAAAGAATTAGTAAAAACATGGGAAGCTGCTCATTGGTTAGTTAATATCATCAAATGGGTTGGTATTATTGCTGGTTCTATTGCTGCTTTTTTAGCATTACTTAAAGGTACAAAACCATGAGTACAAGTGGATCTGCAGATTATTCAACATCTGCTTTAAATATAATTAAAAGAGCTTTAAGACT